AGTTTTTTTACGTGTTGTTGGAAGGCAACTGAAGATTTAAGGATTCTACCATCCACCGTCTTACCACCAAGAGTATCGTGATAATCAGGATGAACAAAGTTCTCCGCACTAAAGTTATTTATATTAGCCCGGATAGGTTCACCAGAAAGGGCACAAGTCCAATCAATCGTATCATAACTTTCCTCAAGCTCTTCACTTTTCATTAGCTCTCCAGTCGACCAATCATAATAGTACCTGTCCCGCTTCGAATCATTCTTATGCTTACACATTTCAAAAATAATATGTAGGAACTGGTCAGATTGGGCACTTTCCTTAATAAGTGGATTCTCTAATAGAAGACGTCGCTGTTGTCTAGAGAGACCCTCATAACATACACCATACCTATTCCTTGGATAGGGTCCTCCAGTACGGCGAATCTTTGGGTATTTGTTATTAAAAGCCATAAGATATTTATCTGAAACTTATAGAGACTGTCTTATATAATACCTATAAACTTAAACTTAAAAAATGATTCAAGCGCTTTTTACAGAAAAATATCGTCCTAAAAATTTAGAAGACCTAATCCTTCCAGAACGTGTAATGTCAAAATTTGAAAATGGATTAACACAGAACATGTTATTGGCAGGTAGCCCTGGAACTGGTAAAACTTCAACTGCAAAAGCTATTGTTAATCAATTTGGATTACCATACCTCTACATTAACGCATCTACCGATACTTCAGTCGATGTAATTAGAACCCGAATCACTGACTTCTGTTCAACGATGTCAATCCTAGATGACCAAGGAAAATTTAAAGTTGTAATATTAGATGAGGTTGATGGTGTATCTGACCAATTCTTTAAAGCACTTCGTGCAACCATGGAACAGTTTGCAAGTAACTCTCGTTTTATTGCAACATGTAATTACGTTAATAAAATCCCAGACCCAATCCTTTCCAGATTTGAAGTTATTAACTTTGATTTTGATAAAGCAGAAGAAAACGAATTGACTAAGAAATATATTAGACGAGTTTATGATATTTGTGGAAAAGAAGGAATGACAATTGAAAAACCTGCCTTGGTAGAATTTGTTAAAAGAAACTTTCCAGACTTGCGCAGTACTCTTAATAAATTACAAGGATATAAGACACAAGGTACTCAGAATATTACAATTGATGATGTTAAGAAATTTAATTCAGTCTATAAAGATATGTTTGACCTTATTTTTAATCAAATGGACCCTGTAGTTAATTATAAGTACATTGTCGGTGAATATTCAAATAGGGTGGATGATGTACTACAAACTCTTGGTCAAGAATTTATCGAATACATACAAACAGAAAAGCCTCAAAACGCTCGACATATTCCGCAAATTGCAATTTGTGTTGCAGAACATCAAGCACAAAGAACATTGGTAATCGACCCTGTTATTACATTGCTCGCATGTGTGTACAAAATTCAAACAATAGTTAACGGTTAATATGGAAAAAGTAGCAATAATTTGTCCAATCAAAGATGAAAATACATTTATTCATAAATTCTTTGAGTACTACAAGCAACATTTAGATAGTAAGGATATTTATATTCTAGATTTCAGATCGTCTGAAGAGTATATAAAAGATGTGATCCGTCCAAATGCAAATGTAATACATACCGATGCAGATATTTTAGATGCACCTGGAGTTTTTAATGAAATAAAAAAATACATGGTAGAGTTAAAATCTAATGGATATGATTTTGTGATTCCATTAGATGTTGATGAAATATTATACTATCATGACGAAGGAGGACTAAAAGGATTCTTACAGGGTTTAACAAAAAGTGATAATATAGCTACATGTAGAGGTTATGAAGTAATCCACATACCAACCCTACAAGAAGATCTAAAACGGGATGAACCATGGACGCCTCAAATTAAGTATTGGTACCCTGACCAGCAGTGGTATGGAAAAACTTTAATATCGAGGAGTCAACTTGACTGGGGAATTGGCTTCCATAAATATAAAATAGATAACATTTGGCAACCTGACACGCATGTCAATGATAGATTATTTTTAATTCACATGCATAAAAGTGATTTTAAAACAACAATTGAACGCCACCAAAAATGGTCCTCAATGACATGGTCCGATGAAACAATCGAAAATGGTTACAATTATCATTATAGAATAACTGAAAGGCAAAAAATAATAGATTGGTATTTTGAACCAATCTTAAGCAACATTGTATATGAAATGCCAGAAGTAATAAAAAATAACATAAAAATATAACACAAAATATTTTACCGTGTCAGATTTTTTTATTATATTTACATAAATAAATTATAGAACTATGAAACTAGGAAAACATACCCTTATTATCGATGGAAATTATTTTGTACATAGCAGACTTTTTGTACTTCCACGTCCTAAAAAAGAACAATTATTAGGAGACAGAGATGGACAAGAACAATTCATGAGAAAACTATGTATTGACTTTGCGTCAGAAGTCAGAAAAATGACTCCATTTGTCGACCAGATCGTAGTTGCTGTTGATTCAAAATCTTGGCGTAAAGACCTATTCCCAACAGCAGAATATAAAGGTACCAGAGTTGCTGATAGTTCAGTTAACTGGGAAAATGTATTTAATGTTTATACAGAATTCCAAGATATTCTTGCAGCGCAAGGTGTTATTATACACAAAGTTCCTGGTGCAGAAGCAGATGATATTTTATTCGGATGGTCAACCCAATTAAACAATGAAGGTAAAAATTGTATTGTTTGGACTGGTGACCGTGACCTTATTCAATTGGTTAATTATAATGAAGCAACAGATGCATATACCTTATGGTACTATAATTCTAAACGTAGACTATTAGCATTTGAAGGTTTTGAAAACCTTATTAATAAACCTAATGAGGTAGAAATTTCTAATGATGACCTATTATTTAACATGGGATCTGCTGATGTATTAAATAACCAACTCAAAGGTGATTTTATCAATTGGATAGCTAAAAATGGTGTAGAAATAGAAGAGATTAATTGTGACGATTTTATCTTTTCTAAAATCTTACAAGGAGATAAAAGTGATAACATACAATCTGTAGTTTCATGGACTAAAAGAACTAGTTCAGGTTCTATCCGAAACTATTCAATCACTGAAAAGCAAGCAACCCAAATCTTAGAAAAATATCGTGAAATTGAAGGTAACTTCCATATTGACCATTTTTTCTCTGAAGAACAGGTTAAAACTATAGTTGACATGATTCATGATGTTGTTGGTAAATCTACAATTGATGAAATACGTCTACGATTTAACCAAAATCTTGACTTAATGCTTCTACATTATAACACAATTCCTGGTGGTATTCAAAAAGCAATATATAATGAAATTGAGAAAGATTTTAAGGTTGAAACCAGATTGGCCGGACTAACTCAGATGGAAAAGATATTGGAAGGAACCCAATGGAATTCTAAAGGTTCAACCGGAAACGGAGCTCCAAAGAGTTTTGACCCATTTGCAACACTTCAATTAGATAAAGTTTCTCAACAACCTGAAACTAAAAAATTAAATACACTATTTTAACATGACAAGCGAGGATATTTTAACAGAAATCTTAATAGAAGTTCATAAAGACGGTGACTTTGAAAAGGTTATTGCAGAGGTAAACAAATTACGAAAAACCCATATAAATAGTACACAACTTGAACTTTTTGAAAAAGCAATAAAAAATGTTAGACGAAACAAAACTGTTTGATTTTATAAAAATCTTATTCACCAAACCGGCTGAATATAAAAAAATAAGTAACAATAATAAGAAGCGACATCATTTTATGATTAATCGCTTCTTTTCGATTCAGTACCCATCAAATGCCCAATTATTTAATAAGAATGGGATTAATCCACTTGCTGTAATTGATAGTTGGTCTCTTGTTGCTGCCCGGTTTAAGAGTGTTCCGGGATGGATTTATACTAAGACCAAAAAGCCCGAAAAAGAAGCAACTTCAAAAAGCAAATATATACCATCAGAAGAGGCTATTTCATTCTTTATGGAAAAGAATGAAATTGGCAAAAGAGAATTTAAAGAACTTGAAAAATTTGCTAAAGAAGAACTTTACATCTCTTTACAGAGGATAGAGAATTCTATGCAGGTATATTAATACCCGACTATGGAACAATTTGAATTTAGTTCGATGCCAACGGCGATCGACGTCACACTGTACAAATATAATTACATTGACAATAAATTATGGGCACAAATCCAAAACGATACTGATTTTATCGAACTTGGAAATGACTCTATAATGATATCGGCATCTCAATTAAAATTTGTATTAGATACATATTATCAAAATTCTATTAATAGAATTAAATCAGTAGGTTCTGATTTCATGCATAAAGAAATCAACACAGTCTTTTTTCTTTTCCAAATATTGCTAGAAATGGAAAATTTGCAATATATTAAATTTACACTTAACAAGGATAAAAAATATACAAGGCTTATTGAAGTTGATGGTGTAAAAATGATTCAATTTAGTTTTAAGTTATTAACTGCAACATTTAGACTTTATGATTTATATGAAGATACTGAACTTCCATTAGTTAATAAAATTCTAGAAGAACTTGAAATTTTTGAAGAGGGAATTCCATTTGCGCGACTTAACGCAAAAGAACTTTATGATAGTATACTTTTTTATCTTGAGGAAAAAGACCCTGAAGACTTAGAGGCTGGAATAGTTACCGACATTCTAGATATACTTGAGTCAAAAATTGAGAAAGAGGACCCATTAATCCTATTGATTACTGACTACTAATATTTTTTGAATATATAAAGAAAAACGTTTAGTTATGAATTTCTTTAGTAATTTCGGTAAAAGAGAAGCATTAATCTATATTATAGTCGCTCTTTGGGTAGGAATGGGACTTTTTGGAGCCTTTAAAGAGGCAAGCTTCACAGACCTTTCGATATATTTTGGATCCCTAACAGCATATGCTGCAACTTATATATGGGCTGAATCCAAAAAACCAAGCTCAAAATCAGCAATTCTTAGGCCAGGACCAAATTCCAGAAAAGAGGTAATGATATATGTTATTGTTATTCTTTGGGCTATTGCAGGCTGTGGAGCAATTTGGTTTAAAGCAAACTTAGGAGAACTTGCACTATATTTTGTATCATTAACTGGATTTGTAGCATCTTGGCTAGCTGGAGAGGTATATGCTCCACAAGACACGATAAATAAAAATAAAGAAGAATAATGGTAACCAAATATACAGCAAACGAATATGGAGATTTCTTTGTCGCATCTATCCAACAACCATATCTTAATGTAGTTAACATACTCGACTGGAACATAGTTGCAGGTGTTAAAAAACGAAATATGACTGGAAATGTGACGGGTTCAAGCGGGTCAACTCATATTTATGGATATGAAACTCAATTCGATATATCATTTGCTGGTGGAGATTCTATAATTGTTGGTAACATCACATACGTAATTGATGTTGTTATTAGCAATACTGAATTAAGTGTTACCGAACCACTACAATACAATTTTACAAACGCACAATATTATATAACTCCAGACACTGCAACTTTTTTTGAATATGAATTTAGATGGTCCCAAACTGGTGGTGTTTTTTCTGAGTTTGCTCCATTAAATCATGAAATAGGACCTGGAGATATACAAGGAATCACATTCGATCACCTAAAACCTCTCTATATTGATGTTAAGTCCGAAGTTGCTGGATTGTCAGCTGGAAATACTTTAACATTTCTTTCAATAGAATTTACACTGCAAACTGAGGCCGGAATTATTGAATCATGTCCTAATTTTTGCACAGATTGTGCCGATCCTTTTGCAATGAATGGATGCGCAAATATTCAAGTTACATGTAATCCAACAAATCAATTTAATCCTTATGCTCTTACCAAATCGGTTAAAATGTATAAACAACTTGTCAATATTGTAAATGGCATCTTTGGACATCAAGTTACCTACTTTAGAACAGAACCCGATGCTAGAACAACAGATGTTATTCTTATGGAATATTCACTACACAATGTAACTGACAAACAGACAATAAAGATACTGGTTCCTGATAATCAATTTCCAACCGAAGCACATACTTATGATATATTTGGAATTGAATTAGAAGACTTTGAAATTCATATAACTGCAGAAGAATTTGAAACGCATTTTGGCGCTGGAAAATATCCAAGAAATAAGGACTATATGTTTATTCCAATCATTAATAAAATGTATGAAATAAATTCTATTGCGCTAGCTGATGAATTTAATAGAAGCCATTCATATTGGAAAGTTAAACTTGTTAAATATCAAGATCGTGGAGATGTACTTAAAGGAGATTTCAATGATGATACTGACGTATTAATAACTGGAATTGAAGAAATATTTGGAGAAAGAATTCAAGACGAATATAAAAAGAATCTTAAACCAGAAATATTCCAAACTGTTGTTAGCACACATACTGATGGGATCCGAACTTTTGTTGATAGAAAACTACAAATAGTTGATTACGCATTAAAAAATAGATGGACTGTTGTAAGTAAAAACTATTATGATTTTTCAAGTATGACACTAGGAGATTCTGCTGTAGTTTATGAAGCACAATCTGAGCTTAAAGCTGGAAATGGTATTGCATTCTCTTCATGGTTTGCTCCTCGATTTGCAACAAATTCGATCTTAAATTATAAATTGATTGGAGATACTGCTGACAAGTTTTCAATTACAATAAGTAATACCGAGTTAATTGTTACAACACCAATAGGTATTCAATATTTTACACATGGAATAACATTCAACCCTGCAAAGTGGTATGGCTATGTTGTTAATATCAATAATGAATTTCTTCAATTGTCTGCGTCAATATACAGCCTTGATACATCAAACAATATGATGCTTCCTCAAAATGCTACTAGTAATTTAACCAATGAATTTACCCAAATAGTACCACAAGCTGAAGAGCAAATTTGGACGTCTCAAGCAAAATTTGAATTGGTTGCAAATAGTATGTTTATGACAAACATTAGGGTATTTGATACTCCTATTGAATTTGAGCAGCATTCAAATATTTTAAATCAATATGTTGTGCGAGATAATCAACTTGCAATTATTGTTGACAATGCAATTCCAAGCATAGGGTTCCAAAAATATGCCAACCCTCGTTAATTTCGATATATAATTTAATAAAACAAATTTATATGTCAGAAAACAAAAGTATAAAAGATCAGGCCGAGGATATCCGAAAAGACCTTGATGAATTGATTGGTGCTAGTGCCGGAGAAATATCTCAAGTAATCGAAACTGATGTACAACTTCCTGCAAGAAGACCTCAAAATCAACTCAGTTTTGCCGAACTTAAAGAGAGTTCTACCAGGAAGGCCAAGAAAACTATCACGGCCTTAATGAAGTTCTACTTAGATGAGGATATTATAGAACGGGACGAGTATATTCAAGCTAAAAAGAAGATGGACGAAATGACAATGAGTTCATTAGTCTATCAACTTCAAGCAGGAGAACGTGCTCTTACAACTCTACTTAATGCTATTGAAGATGGCGAAGTTGCTCCAAGAATGTTTGAAGTACTGGCAACCCTACAAAAATCAATGCTCGATATAATCAAATCCCAAACGATGTACTTAATGGCAACTGAAGAGAGTGCCAAAAGAATCGCAAGAGATATTGAGATTTACAGAAAACGAGATGATATTAGAGAAATACAGGTTTCAGGTGGAGACCCAGGCTCAGGAAACGTTCAAAGAGGTACTAAAGACCTGATGAGAATGATTCGCGAAGGAATTGATTCCGCTGAAACTGACGTGCAAGACGTCGAAATAACAGAATAATATGTCAAACGAAGGATACATTGGAGACAATAAATGGATCCCATCTGGAGAATCAGAGAAGGATGCACAAAAATTAGTATGGTCAACCAAGATTATTAATGACTTAATGGTTGCCTTGGATAAAGGTTACAGACCCCAGGTCAGTATGCCTTTCTATGAAGGAAAACAATTCTTACGTCGAGGTAATATTGTATTTGAATATACTGAAGCAGAACTTAAAGAAATTACAAAGTGTGCAAATGATATTGTGTACTTTGCAGAAAAATACGCAGTTGTAATGACTGATAATGGTATTCAACAAGTAAAACTGCGTGAATATCAAAAAGACCTCTTACGGGACTTTCAACACAACCGATTTAATATTGTCCTAGCATCCAGACAGATGGGTAAAACCGTAACTGCCAGTATTTTTAATGCATGGTACCTTACATTTAATTATGACAAGACCACCTTATTGCTTGCAAATAAATCTGAATCAACAAAAGAGATTATTGACAAGGCTAAAGTTGTAATTGAGAATCTTCCATTTTTCATGAAGCCTGGAATTATTAAATATGACGTAATGAACGTAAGGGCTGATAATGGTTGTAGACTTGTTGGTCAGTCAACTACAGCTAAGTCAGGTATTGGTTTTACTATCCACAATTTATATCTTGATGAGTTTGCTCACGTTCACCCAACGATTGTAAACTCATTCTATGAAAACGTTTACCCTACACTTTCTGCTTCTAAGATTTCGAGGATTAATATTACCTCTACACCAAATGGATTTAATAAGTTCTATGAAATTTATGCCGATGCTGAAAAGGGAAACAATGAATATAAAGCAACCCGAATCGATTGGTGGCAACATCCTGACAGGGACGATGCATGGTATAAAAGAGAACTTGGAAACTTAGGTTCTGAAGACGCTTTCAATAGACAATATGGTAATGAGTTTACAAGTTCATCCAGTTTATTATTGAGTCCTGGTACTATGAAAAATATCAGAAAGAATGCCAAGAAATTTGTTTGGCATGATATTGAAGAGTTTGAAAATGCACATATTGATACTCAAGGATTCCTTTCATTTAACCCGAGCTTTGATATTGAAGAGGCCGGAAACGAAGAAAAATATTACCTATTTACTGTCGATATTGCAGAAGGAAATGGAGGAGACTATTCAGTTATAAATATGTTTGAAGTTGAACCACTCCCGGACAAAGACATAGAAAACTACATTAATCCAGGAGCGATGTATGATTTTTTTAGAATTAATCAAGTTGGAATATTCAGGAGTAACGAACATCCAATCGAAGATTTTGCAAAAATCCTGTACATATTAGCACTTGATGTATTTAATCCTGAAAATGTTAAATTGATTATTGAATATAATACCTATGGAAGTATCTTATTACAGTACCTTTCAACAGTTTTTCCAGGGAGGAATGAATTTGAAGATGAATTGGTCCTAAGGTTTAAACATCGACACGATGCAAAAGCTCCAAAGCCTGGAATTAGATTAAAATCCGATAATAAATCAGTGTTTTGTCAAAACTTTAAAAAGTTTATTGAAATAAATAGGGTTAAAATAAATGACATACAGACTGTTCAAGAGGCCAGTCTTTTTGGAATTGTTAAAAATGGAAGCTATGGCGCCCAGATGGGAAATGATGATTCAATCATGACATGTATCACTGCAACTGAATTTTTTACAACAGTTGATTACGCCGATTATGTTGAAGAACTATTGGATATTATAGAACCCGAAAAACATTCACTTATGGAAAAGATATTATACAAAAATAATGAAACAAGTGGAGACCTTCAATACGATATCTATGATTTATTGGGATAAAATCCATTTTAATTTAGATATATAATAAAAGAAAAAAATATAGTTAAAATTATGGCACTAAGTCCGCAATTATTAAATTTTAAGAGCTCAGGAGTTTATAGACTTGAGTTTGATAAATCTCAGACAGCAAATATAAATGTCGAGACTCTTAGATTAATGGTAGGTCACTCTAAAAAAGGTCCTTACAACACACCAGTTTTGATTGATTCAGTTGAAACTCTTACAAATGTGTTTGGAAACATTGATAAAAGTTTAGAAAAAAAGGGAATGTTTTTCCACAGATCTTGTATCGAAGCTCTTTCAAGAGGTCCGATATTGGCCTTAAATCTTGAAAAATTTGAGGAAGGAGACGTAGCAACTTACCAAAGTCTAGTAACTTGTGGAGGTGATGGAACACCTGGTATTGTTGCTAACAGTGATACTTTAGCATACGATTCGTTTTTTGATAACGATAAATTCATGGTTCCTTCAGATGCTGCTACACTAGGGGCTATAGGAACTGATAGTGATTCAGATCACGTTATAAACTTTGTGAATATTAAACAAGAACCAATTACAATCATCGTAAGACAGGCGCAAGATGTTAAAGAATTTGACCTAACTGCAAGAGAATGGTATGGTGTTGGAAATGTTCCAGAATACTTAAATGATTTTGACAAATTGTCAGATTTTATGATTGATGTATTCGTATTTAAAGGAGAATTCAATGCTACAAAAATGATAACTGACCCGATCTATTCTGCCTACTTTACAGCAGATGGTTTAGAGAAAGAAAAACTTGCACAATTTGCAAACCTAAGACAGGTTAGTTTAATTGCGCAATACACTGGTTCTATCTTACCAGGATTTAAAGACCTTGAAGGTAGAAACTTATACATTGAATCAACTATTAATGCAGAAGCCAGAAGAACTGGTTTATTCTGCGCAGTTAATGAAGATTTTGTTATAGACGATCAAGGAACTGTAGTTGATTTAGTAGGACATCAACACGTTGCTAGCCAAACTTATGAATTGCTATCGCACTATGTTCCTTCAATTAATAGTAGACAAATTGATTATATATTTGGTACAGATGATGACGGTGCATTGGGAACTGACTCAAATTTAACTGAATCACATTTCACAGTAACTTATACAACAACTGATCTTCCGAACAACTTTGTATTCCCAATTACACCTGGACAATACGTTGATGGAATTGATGCTGATCCTATAAAATATCCAAATAGATTTGCAAGAGTTAACCGAGTTGCGAAATTTACTCCAACTGGTGGAACTACTACTATTTTTACAGTGTACACTGATATAACACCAGCATACAATGATAGAATTATTAAATCCTATGAAGAAGCTTCTGATGTTTACAGAACCTTTGTATTGCCAAAAGCAAATATAACTGGAAAAGAAATCAGCGACTATTTATCAGTTCTTTCTGGTGGTAATGGAATCTATGATGCCTTAATCGACAAAGACATTATCGATTTTAGATATGTTGTAGATACTTTTACATCTTTTGATGAGAATGGATTAAACCCTAAAGGTAATCTTTCTCAATTAGCAAAAGACAGACAAAATGCTTCTGCAATCTTAAATGCGCCAACAATTGAAGATTTCAAAAAATCTACTGACCCATCTTTTACCGATGCAAATGGAGCTTTTGATACGGCTTATATTGCTTCTGGCGGTAATCAAGATAAAAACCCAACCAAAATTTATGCCCTTCCAAGTATAAATCAAGGTGCAAATTATGCATTCTACTACGGACCTGGTTTAATCGTAAGCGACAATGGAAAAGACATTATTGTCCCTCCAGCTGCTTATGTATGTAATAACTACATCGACAAATATACGAACGCCCTTCCATGGTCAATCGTTGCTGGTCCAAGAAGAGGAGTTGTTGCAGGTACAAACGTTAAAGGAGTTGAATATGCATTCGATAAAGGTGATAGAGATATTTTAGAGCCATTCGGTTACAATCCAATTGTATTCCAAAGAGGAACAGGTTTAACTATCTTAGGTAATAAAACTGCTCAACAATCTATTAAATCTGCGCTTTCTTCTGCTCACGTAAGAGAGGTACTTATTTACATCCAAGATGGTATGGCTGATATTCTTAAAGATTACATATTTGAATTTAATACTGCACAAACAAGACTTGAAATCAAGACCCTTGCAGATTCATTCTTACAAAGTGTTAAACAAGATAATGGTGTTTACGAGTTTAAAAATGTAATGGATTCAACTAATAACACTAATGAAGTTATTGATAATAATATGGGTATAATTGATACTTACGTAGAACCTGTTAAAGGTTTAGAAATTGTAGTTCACAGAACAACAGTTTTAAATACTGGAGAAATTCAATCAGGTAACCTATAATCGTGATATATAAAAAAATAAAAATTAATTAAACATGGGATTACCACACTATAATCAAGACCAAACGTCTAGAAAAGGTAGAAATTTTGAACCAATCCAACCTAACCTGTTTGAAGTTACTGTACTTCCACCAGCTGGTGTTGCAGATGCTCCACTACTTTTACAACACGTTAATTCAATCTCAGGATTAGAATTATATAAAGAAATTGCTGCAGTAGAACAAAAATACAAATGGATTACTAGATCTTTCGCTGGTATGCCTGACGGAACTGCAGTTGATGTAACTATCAATTTCTCATTAAACTTAAATGAAGCAAACCAAGCTTACCTTTACAAATCAATGAGACAATGGTATAACTTAAGATACGATCCAAACACAGGTACAATGGGTCTTAAAAAAGATTACGTAGGTACTATCGTTATTGTACAGTTCAACAGAGCTGGAGATATTTATAGAACAGTAACTTTAGAAGATTGCCAAATATCTGGAGCTTTAGGTTTTACAAATGAACTAAGTTATGAAACTAAAGATGCTGCTGCATTGGAAGTAACATTCAGATGTGATGCTTGGAAAGAAGTTCTAGCATAATTATTTAAAAGAGTATAGGGAATAATTGATTTGTTCCCTATATTTTTTTGAAACAAAAACATAATATAATGATAATATAATATATTGATGGATAAACTAACCAAGAAGTTACAGGTCCTATTATCAGAAGATGAAGTAAATTTAATTAATCGAATAATACTTAATGAAGCTATAGAAACTGGACAGCGACCAATTTCAATTTCCGCATTTATTAGAGATGTTATAAGAACTGAAATAGACAAAAGAGCAGAAGAAATCAAAACATTTAATAAAATTGACATTAAAAAACTTAAAAACAAATAATTTATGAGTACAGAAAACGATTCAAATCTAGAAGAACAATACAAAAATATAGTTCAATCAGTAGAAAATCAAGAGGTTCCACGAACTGATGTTCCAGAACCAATAAAAGAGCCAGCACCCTTAAACCTAGGAAAGGTTAATATGGAAAGATTTACCGGAGAAAGGGCAGAAGATGCAGATTTTCATTTAGGTTTCCATAACATTCCACTACTTTCATTACCTTCAGGAGGTATGTTTTACCCAGAAGGAACTGAAATTTCAATACGTTCTGCTAAAGTTGCAGAAGTCCGACAATTTTCAACAATAGACGAGTCTAATGTTTTAGATATTGATGAAAAATTAAATGCAATTGTAGATTCATGTACAAGAATTACATGTACATTAAAAAGGCTATCTTATAAAGACCTTTTAGAAGAGGACCGTTTTTACGTTATTCTTTCTATTAGAGACCTAACCTTTCCAGAGCCAGAATCAAATTTAAAAATTGACCATACTAGTAAAAAAGGAGAGAAGCACGAAATTGAAATTAAAAAAGATTATTTTCAATACTTTAAAATTCCTGCTGAACTTGATAAATATTATGATAGTGAACGTAAATCATTTATGATTGAAACCCGTTCATTTGGAACTATTGAAATGATTCCACCAGCGATTGGAGTTATGCAAAAAATTACTTCATATATTAAAGAAAAACAGCAAAAAAATATTAAAATTGACCAATCAGTTCTTCAAATTATTCCATATTTGCACAGAGACTGGAGAAATTTTAATGATAAAACAATCTTTGAATTTGAAATGGACTTAAACGGATGGTCTAATAAAAAATACAATCTGGTTTATACATTGGCTGAAAAAATGAAAGTAGGAATTCAACCAAATATGCTAGTACAATTAGGGGACGAGGAGGAAGAGGTTCCCATTAGTTTTCGTGACGGGATTAAATCTCTTTTCGTTGTTCAAGATATCGCTGGAGAACTTCTTTAAAACGAAGTTTCACATATATCTTAAACTTCACTTGCAACCATCAGAGCTTGAAGGTATGGAATACTATGAATTCCATTACCTTGTTAAAGACCTGATAGAGTATATCAAAGAAGAGAATAAACAAAACCAAGGTCAGAACGATGCGGCATCTGGAGCAATGGGTAATATGAAAATGCCAAATATGAAAATGCCATCATTTAATATGCCAAAAATGTAAAATAAAGGGTCCTTAATCGGGCCCTTTGTTGTGTTAATTGAATTCGTTTTATAAAAAAACGATATATATAATAAATTAAAGAACCAACGATGATAAAAACATTTGAACAATTTAGTAATGATTTAAAAAATTCACAAGCAATTAATGAATTTATTGATCCGATAACAATCGCAATTGCAGCAGTTACAGTAGGCATGGTTATTGCAGAGCCTATCATTGCAGCGTATCGTGAGAAAAAAATGTTAAAAATGTCTCTAACTGAGCTTATTGATTTAAAATCTGAAATAGAATTTAAAATTAATAAAGAAAAGAATAGGTCTTTTACGGATGATTATAAAATAGAATCACTAGAAGAGGAATTAAAATCAATTCAATTTAGAATCGACCAATTAGATAATAGTATTTCAAAAGTAGAAACTGTTATTAAAAAGAGTGAGGCCAAAACTCCAAAAATATTAAAAGATTTAAAATCAAATTATAGCGGTGATGATTTAGATTCAATTTTAAAAACTGCAAAAAAAGATTCAATCGAGTTAATCGATTAATTTAATTGAAACATAAATTAATTAATGGCATCATCTACCCATCCAAAAACTTACGAAGTATCAGTATTATCGCTAAATGCACTACAAAAAATTGAAAAAATTGCAACTGACTCAATGGCTCAGATGCAAACAGTTATTCTAAGCATTGATAAAGCAAATGTAATTTCAAATAGTATTAAAAATGTGCTACTTAAGCAAAATAAAATACTTGAAGAAATTAGAGACGGTATTGTTGTTGGAAATAAGAAAAAAGAATCTAAAGTCTATGCAATAGGTAATATGAGTTTAGAAAAAATAAAAAATGCGGCAGGTCTTGTAGGTCTATTAGGATTTTCTATTTTAACTCTTTCAATTGCGTACAAGATGGCAGGTACTGTTTCTCCATCAGATATTGGTAAGGGAATACTTGTAACTTTATCTTTAGTACCAATACTTAAAGTATTTGGAGAACTTATACAGGCAAATGGTAACTTATTTGGAGACACTATGGGTGTTTTTAGATTTATGAAATCAGCAACAATGATGGTCGCCACTATTGTCACGCTAGGGTATTTATTATCAAAACTTCCTGTAGTTAATGGAGGAGTTTTATTAACTGCAATAGCATTGGCAGGAGTATACTATATAATTGGAACAGTTTATGTTAAATTAATTCAAGCATTTAGATTTGGTGGAATCATTAGTTTTCTTGTTAATAGAAAAACTGGCGATGAAGCTCAACATGCTATGATACAAACTGCATTTACGCTTGTTGTAATTGCAGGAGCTATGCGTTTAGCACCTACACTAAACCCAAGCCAAGCAGCATCATTTGTTATTGCTGCATTTACTCTAGTTCCATTAGCAATAGCATTAGTTGGTTTAAGAGTTGCGGGAAGTTTTATTAAGGATATGGAGTATAAAGACCTGCTTAAACTTGGAGTTGCTGTTACAGCGCTTGGATTAGCATTAGTTCCTATTGCATTTGCTGCAAAAATGGTTGATAGGGTAGGAATTACTGAAAAGCAATTAAAAAATCTTCTTAGTTTAACAGAGGCCTTGGCACCATTAGTCGTAATGATTGGTTTCCTAACTGCTTTAGTTGGACTTGCCACGGAAAGACAGGCAACAAAAAAAGAGTTTGGAGCAACTTCAACCCTACTACAGAAAGATAATTCTAGAAAAAGGAATCAGTCAATGGATTTAAAAGGAATTGGACTTTTTGCATTAAAAGCAGTAGTTGTTATTGGTGCAATGATGCTAGCAGCAGTTGCTTTTAGAGCCGCTGCGCCTATGATTGCTGCAGGTGCTACATCTGCTAGAAAAATAGACATGATAGGTGTTTTAAAAATGGGATTAACTCTTGCTATTTTTGCCTTAATTGTTGGAGGATTCGTTAATATTTTAAGAGGTAGTGGAGGTACTAGTGAAACATCATCAACTAGCGCAGGAAAAGGAGGTTTCTTAGGTAATAAATCATCATCCACATCACAGGGTGAAATTAAAACGAGAGATTTAATAGCAGCTGCATTTGCATTACCAATAATAGCGCTTGGAATTGCAGCGGCAGCATGGATACTTAATAAATACAATGATGCGATACAATCGGCTAGCCAAACTTTTAGACAAGTAGATATGTTGGGTGTTTTAAAAATGGGAGCAACTCTTGCTATTTTTTCAATTCCTTTTTATATGGTTTCAAAGGCTATCAAAGGAATGAGCATCACAGAGCTTTTATATATGTCAATCGCAATTCCAGTACTTGCAGTAGGGATATTATTAACATCTTGGATTTGGAAAGTATTACCAGATACTTTTAAATCACCTCCATTAGAATGGAGCGTTAACGCTGGTTTTTCATTGCTAGTATTTGGAGCAATGATGTATCTTTCAAGTAAGGCTTTTGGAAAGTTAAAAAGTGATGATTTACTAAGCACATTACGTGTAGTTGCAGTTGCTTCTTTTGCAATAATTATTGCTGCCATAATGTTTCAACTTCTTGATGGAGTAAAATTTATTTCACCTCCTATCAGTTGGACATTGTCTACTGCTACCGCATTAGCAGTATTTGGTGGAGTATTTTATCTAGTTGGAGAAGGTGTTAAAAAGTTAGGCCCTGAAGGTGTTGGGTACGCACTTCTTGGTATTGTTGCAGTTGCAATTTCAATATTACTAGTAGGTTGGATTCTTGCAGGATTATCACCAGTAATGGGTAATCTTAAAACAGTGGCAGCAGGATTTGTTGATATGCTAATGATGCCAATGAATGCTGTTATTAGCGCATTTAAAAGAGTTAAAGATGAAATTGGAATTGGTAACTTAATTCCTCTTGCAATAGGTGTAGCCGCATTAGGAGGCGCTTGGTTAATATTCTCTGCAGCAGTTGCTGGTGGAGATGTTGCTGGATTGCTTGGTTCTGCCGCAAATGCAGTTGGAGCAATTTTTAATGGAATTAGTAAACTGTTTGGTTCTGGAAAAGTATCACCTCTTGATGTATTAAAAGGTTTGGCTGCACTTGCCCCAGAGATTAAAAATCTTGCAGTACCATTAAAAGATGTAGGAATTGGGTTTGCAATGATTAATTCAACATCGGGAGGAGTATCTAAGGCTTTTAAATCAGTGATTGATTTTTCTGAAATCGATAATACAAAATTCACATCAAACGCAAAATCATTAAGAAGTATTGCTGGCTCATACACTGGTATTGCTAATGCAAGTAAAATAATGAATATAAAAGCGATTGAATCAACAACAAACATGTTTAAGGCTCTTACTGATTTAGCAAAAAACAAAGGAGAATCTGCAATGTCAGTCCTAGCTGATAAATTACTTGCAGCTGTTAAAGAACTTACTGGAGCCGCAAAAAATCTTGAAGATAGCGTTAAAATACAGGGAAGTAACACAGAAGCTGCCGGTAATGCAATTGGTGCATCACTCACGAAAGTTAACGAAACTGTTACTAATGTTAAAAAGGATGTAGGTAAAATGACTGCCGATGCAAAAGGAGTTTTGGATATTGGACCATTAATCCTAGCTATTGAAGCACTAGAAGAACGTTTTAACTCATATATTACAGTTAGAGTAGAAGAAGATCCTAATAAATAAATTTTAAATTTTAAACAAACCAAACATTTTTTATATAATATAAAAATATAAAATTATGAAATATCTTTATTTTAGTGCACCGTGGTGCGGACCTTGCAAACAATTAGCACCAAAAATGGAATTGGTTGCAGAAAAAATTACTGTTGAAAAAATCTTAGTAGATTCAGACGCAGAAACAACCGAAAAGTATGGAATCCGAAATATTCCCACAGTATTATTAATCGATGAGAATGGAACAGAACTTGAAAGATTCGTAGGAGTTAATCCAGTTGAATTCTATCTTGAAAAATATACAAATCATGTTAACTAGAGAATCAATTATCCAAAGGTTATTGGATGAAAAATCCATAACCACTGAAGAGGCTGTTGTCCTATTAAAAACTGAAGTTACTAAATGGTTGCCAAACCCAGATCAAAGAATCCCAGGAACTACAAGCCCTTGGATTGGTCCTGGACCTACAATCCAACCATATCAACCATATACAACTCCTCCAAATACTCCGTATAATCCAATGTATCCACAATGCGATTGGACTAATAGGCCGGAAACACAACCATATTATGGGGGGACTACATCGCACACAGGGACTGGAAAACTTAACGCATTTGCATTTAATACTAACGAGAACCTTTGCGCTAAATAAAAATTAAAGAAAATAGTGAAATATATTTCATTGCCTTTATTATTGATTGTAGCCTTCTTTTCTTTAGGAATAACTTCTCCAAGACTAGATAATGTTATAATCAATAATTCTATTTATAAAATAGCATATTCTCAAGATTTTGAACAACCTTTAGAAATAACTTATGATGTTAAATGTAACACCAGCTCAAAGAAATATTATAGTCGTAAGGGTTTAAACTTTTATAAGCCTACTGGGATCCATACTTCTGATGATGCAGATTATTTAAACAATGTCTGGGATAAAGGCCACATGGCACCTGCTGCTGATTTTAACTGTGACTTAAATAGTTTAAAGTTAACATTTTCTTATGCAAACTGTGCCTTACAGAATCAAGACCTAAACCGAGGTCAGTGGAAGATACTGGAATCGTACGAGAAGGAACTTGCAATTAATAATAAGGTAACAATTAAGATTTTTGTTGATTTCGTAGGTTCAACCCGGTCAACTACAGGCGCAATGATACCTGTAGGATTTAGCAAGATAATTTATTTGAATGGAAATAAATTTAAGGCCTATTATTTTCCAAATAAAAAACTGGAAGGGTCTTATGAAAGGTATCTAATTAATAAAAATTAAAAAGCCAAGGTTATTTACCTTGGCCTCTGTAAGCTTTTTTGTATTTGTGGGCTCCTTTATTCTTAGTGCTTTTAGTTTTTGCATGAACCCCTTTTCTTTTCTTTTTTGGAGTTGCTGTGAAAGCTCCTCCGGTTGCGCCTTTTGCCATCTTGTATAGATATTTTTAGTTTAGATTATTTATCTAAACGTTTCCAAAAAAATCATTGAAAAAGTTTTACCGTGTCCCATTTTTTGTTTATATTTACACTATAATTAAAATATATAGACTATGAAGAAAATTAAACTATATGAACAATTTATAGAGGAGAGAAGTGGAGAGCTTTTTAATCCTAAGAAAAACCAACCAGTAGTATTAAAACCAACAAAAGACCCAGAATTAGAAAAGGAATTCTTTAATCTTATTAGTACTGCATACTCTGAGATTGGAGGACACCTTAAGGTCCAATCACCAGAGGATGTATTTAAAGACCCTGATTGGAACTATTGGGAGGGAATAGATATTCACGGAAGTAGCGATTTTGATGTTATTATGTTTGGTGAAAAAACCCGTTTTGGACTTAAATTCTCAGGAGTTGGCCATGATGGAACCAAAGATGCTAAAAGAGATTATATGGATAGACGAGGAAAAGAACTAAAACAACTTGGATATTACATAGAAGTTTCTGGTAAAATTGCTGAAATCTTAATCAATAAGTACCAAGTACCTATTGTAACTGACCAAGCTGAAGTAGAAAAGGTATTGGGTAAAAAAATTGATTGGATTGGAAATCTAGATGGTGCAACCGGTGGAGGTTGGTATAGCCGAACTATTGGAGGAGGAGCCCATAAGAAAATAATGTTAGGTAAACCAAAGGTATAATATGAAAGCACTATTTTTACACGGTCTTGAAAGCAACCCAAAAAGTGAAAAGTCAAAGTTCTTAGCAAAGTTTGATGCCCAATGTCCCGCAATGGATTACAAAAATCCTGGACTATTTAATGATATCTTAGCCTTAATACAAAATGACAGGCCAGATGTTTTAATTGGAAGTTCTATGGGAGGATGGTTTGCATATTGTCTTTCAACGATTACTGGAATTCCAACTATTCTTTTTAATCCAGCAGTTCATAGTCGTTCAATGGAACCTATTGTTCAAATGGGAAGCATGAAGGCAAATCATACTGTTATTCTTGGTAAGAAAGACGACTTAATTAACCCTGAAGAGACACTTGAATGGATTAAAAAGAATCCAGGAAATTTTAAAGTCAATGTTGAAAATAACGGACACCAGACTCCAATAGGTATATTTAAGAAATATGTTCTGAATTCTGGATATCTTAACGAAATGCAAAGGATTAAAATGTTTGAGGAATTCAATAGTCTGGATTAAACATAAAACTTTAACAAAAATAATTAACCTGACATTTTACCGTGTCAGGTTTTTTGTTTATATTTACATATCTAATTAAAATAAAACACCATGGAAAAGAAAAAACTTACAAAGATAAACTTCACACTAGAAGAATGGTTTGACGCCTTAAAGGTGCCGACTCCTCATCGTAATAAAAAGAAGTATTTTAAGAAGGAGAAGCACAAGGGTAAATTTGAGGATTGTTAATAACTTTAACAAAACTTTAACACTATAAAGTTTCCCGTGTTGAAACAATTGATTATATTTACATATCTAATTAAAACAACGTATTATGATTATAGCAACCGAACTAGCAGAAAAATTAATAGCAACAGGAAAACTTCTTTTTGGAGACTATTTTATTAACTTAGAAGGTGAATATTACATCACTCGTAAAAAACTTAATCAAATTAAATAATTATGACAATATATACAGTAATCCCTTTCTATTACGACGGAGTAGAAATATTTGAAAACGATATTAAAAGCTTTGATGATTATGATGAAGCATTCTATTATGCGTGCAATGAGATTGATCAACGAAGATTTACTATAATTGAAAATAAGTTACAATATAAATAAAAATAATAAACGCCATGAGTCCAAAAACAAAAGAGAATCTCAAGTTTGCCGCATTTTGGCTATATGTCGCTATAGCAACAGCATTAGTCACATACTTTTCACCCACAATGTAATATGAAGAAGTCTATTTCTTCAACAAGATACATATACCACATCTTGCTAGCCATATTATGCATTAAACTGAACGGAACTCCTAAACCTCATGGAGCAGCTAGAGCATTGGACAAGAAATACAAGGCTAGCACTTCTGCAATATGTTAATAACTTTAACAAAACTTTAACACTCCAGATTTTCAGAATTCAAATGTTTTAATTATATTTACATATCTAATTAAAACAAATACACATGACAACATTTAAGTTTAATACATTATCAGAAGCAATAGGTCAATTAAGACATTTAGGTTGTAATGATTTTGAATTTACCAATTCAAAGACCCAAATCACAGTAACCGGCATTAATGGCAAAAAGAAGATTGCTAAAGCTATAATTAAAAATAAGTTATGAAAATAGTTAAAAGAAATTTTGCAAATCTAGCAGGTTCTATTAGCATATGGTTAATACCAATGTTATCCTATCTTTTTGGTAAAGTTGGAGGGGTCGAATACCATAGAGAATGGATATGGTGGGTTGGTATACCTACATTAATTTTAGGATGGTTATTGTTAAACTTTAAAATAAAGAAAATATGAAAGTAATTTACATGGAACACACATTAAATCTAATGGCTGCCGGAGGTTTAGAAATCCTAGCAGCAGTTAAAGAAATTGTAGCATCTGGAACAATAAAACAGACAGAAGTTGGAACTTATTTAGTAATTGAAACAAAATCAGAAGAACAAATATAATTATTATGGAAAAATTAACTACAGGAATCGGATTAATCTTTGCTGGGATAGCACTGTTAGTCGTGGCTGCAATCCTTTTTGCATGGCCAGTACAATTATTATGGAATGGATGTTTAATTAGTGCAGTTGATGGAGTTTACCCAATAACATTTTGGCAGGCTCTTGGATTGAATTTCTTATTTTCAATCCTATTCAAAGGTACTTCAACCTCAAGTAAAAAATAAAATGATACACGATATTATTTTATACCTCTTTGTTGGTGTATCTTATTCATTTGGGATATACCAATTAAGAGAAATGTTAAATAATAGCAATCCAATTGGAATGCATTTAAAACCATACACCAATGTTGAGCTCTCATTATTGGCCCTATTTTGGCCATTCTTTCTAATAGTGTTTATTATTTCATTTTTTAAATCTTAACATGCCAGAATTAGCAGAACTTAAACTTACCGCAGCCTATATTAATACAGTTTCACAGGGTCTCTTTTTTAACAAGATTGAAAAGAATCCGGAGCATAAAGGTGTTGAAGTAGAACCAGAATGTACTACTTTTAAAATTAGAGCAAAGAGTCGAGGAAAAGAATTGATGGTGTATTTAACCTCTCCGATGGGTTGTCAAACAATTCGAATGAACATGGGTATGTCAGGCCATTTTCAATTGACCCCATCCAGCAAGGAGCCAAAACATGCCCACTTAAAGTTCTATTCAGAATGTGGGCAGACCTTGAGTTTTGTAGATGTGCGTCGATTTGGAAAATGGAAAGTTGAAAGTGACTGGTCAGCGGACAGAGGACCAGACCCTACACAGGACCTGGAAGGATTTGTTAGAAACATAATGGACAATATTGACAAAAAAGAATTTGATAAACCTGTCCACTTGGTAATGATGAACCAGAAATACTTTAATGGAATTGGAAACTATTTGCGAGCTGAGATACTTTATAGAGTTCCAAATGCAAATCCATTTCTTCCGGCTCGAGACATTCTTCAACAATACCCTGAGATATTAGCGCTTTGTTGCGATGTACCAATGCTTGCTTATGCTATGGGAGGTGGAAGTATTAAAGACTGGAAAAACCCCTTTGGAGAGGATGCCGTACCGGAACATTTCTTTCAGTGTTACTCAAATCCAACTATGTCAAATATAGTTGACGCAAATGGCCGAAGATTTTGGTACGACCCAAAATGGAATCAATTTTAGTATTATACACTTATGGCAAATATTTAATATGAAACAAACAGCAGTAGAATGGTTGATATTCCATTGGATTAAACTTGATTCCCAGTATTATTTAGGTGAAATAGGAAGGATAGATTATCGGAACAAAAGAGACTCTATACAAGTAGAAGCCAAAGAAATGGAAAAGCAACAACTTAAAGAAATGTATCTAAAGGGTATTGAAAACTATGACCCAACTTTTAAAATAAAATTATAATGACTGGAAAAATTGCAATTGTCGGAGCTGCGGCTACCGGTAAGGACTACTTAAGAAAACGAATGATGGACAGGGGATTTGAATATGGAGTTTCATGTACTACCAGATTACCCAGAAAGGGAGAGGTCCATGGAAAAGACTATTACTTTATAACTGATGAGCAGTTTAAAGAAATGATAACTTGGAGACAATTTGCAGAATGGCAAGAATTTAATGGTTGGAAATATGGTTTAACCAAAGATGAATTTGAGCGATGTGATGTAATGATTCTGAACGCTGAGGCTGTTACACTACTTGAACCTGCTTATAGAAACCGAGTGTTTGTTATATACTTAGACATCCCAGAAGAGATTCGCAGAGAGCGTCTGGGTGAACGAAACGATAAAAATGATTCAACTGACAGAAGAATTAATGCGGATAATGAACAATTTAGAAACTTTTTGGATTTTGATTGTAAAATAACTAACGAAAACTTTTAATAATATCTAAACAATTTTTATGCCGGAAGTTAAATATGATTATGTAATCATAGGTTCAGGATTCTTTGGAAGTATTTGCGCTAGAGAGCTTACAGACAAAGGATATAAGTGTTTGGTTATTGAGAAACGTAAGCATATTGGAGGTAATTGTTATACTGAAAAGGTAGAAAACATTAATGTCCATAAGTATGGAGCTCATATATTCCACACTTCAAATAAAGAAGTATGGGAATATGTTAATAGATTTGTAGAGTTTAATTCATACAGACATCATGTTGTGGCTAATTATAAAAACGAAATGTATTCTCTTCCATTTAATATGTTTACTTTTAATAAGCTATGGAATATTAATACTCCGAAAGAAGCTAAAGATATTATTGAGCAACAAAGGTTTAAAGGTGATCCCACTAATCTAGAAGAACAGGCTTTATCCCTAGTAGGGGAGGATGTTTATAAAAAGTTAATTAAAGGATATACTGAAAAGCAATGGATGAAATCTTGTAAAGAACTACCTTCTTTTATAATTAAACGCCTCCCCGTCAGGTTTATATATGATAATAATTACTTCTTTGATCCATATCAAGGAATTCCTAAAAATGGATATACAGAACTATTTGAAAAATTATTAGAAGGTATTGAAATTAAGTTAGATACCGACTATTTTAATGATAGAGAGCATTTTGATTCATTAGCAAAAACTATAATATATACAGGTCCTATAGACAAGTACTATAATTATTGCTTTGGTGAATTAGAGTATCGTCCATTAAAGTTTGAACACACTATCCTTAATCAAGAAAACTATCAAGGACATTCTGTAATCAATTATACAGAGAAAGAAGTTCCATATACTAGAATAATAGAACATAAGCATTTTAATAATGACACATCCGATAAAACCATTATTACTAAAGAGTACCCTATTGAGTGGAGTAAAGATGAAGAGCCATATTATCCTATCAATGATATAGAAAATAATAAAAAGTACCTTCAATATAAAGATCTTATTAAACAAGAAAGTAATACTATTTTTGGTGGAAGATTAGCCGAATATAAATATTATGATATGCATCAAGTAATAGAATCTGCCCTAAAATTTGTAAAACAATTAAACAATTAATATGAAATTTTGTATCACATCTAGCATAAATTTTTATAAAACAACATACCCGAAAATAATTGATAGCCTTATTGCTAGTGGAGTTCCCGAAAAAGATATTTATTTTTTTATCGGTGGCTACAATGAATACAGAGAAGTAGAAAATTCAAGTGATGTTAGAATATTTGAAGTTCCTCATAATTCATTTGATTTAACTTCATTAATTTCAGTATTGGAACTAGGCATAGAATCAGATTATTGGTTTCTATTGCATGATACCTGTTTTGTCGGAAATAATTTTTATACCTTTATTTCTAATTTTGAACACACTCAAGAAACTGTTTCATTAGCTATTGATGGACCTTGTATGAACATGGGCGCTTATTCTTGGGAATTTTTACAAAGAAATAAAAACGAAATAATTGCGCATAAAAATACAGATTATTCAGAAGAGGGTTTACAGTCGGCCAAGTTGCGCGGTATATATACTGAAGATTCATTTTTAAATCCAAAAATCGAGTATTACAATAAATCACCAAGGTATCATACAGAACCTGAAGATTACTATGGAAATGGAGCTATGAGACTTGTTAATTTTTTCGACGATATACAATTATACAAAATACAAGCTAATTGGTTCATGAAACCAAAATGGGAAATAAATTTATAAAAAATCAATAAAACTTTTAAGAATATATAAAACCTAAAACAATTTAAAATGGCGAAAGCAAAACAAAAATCTACAGCAGAATTAAAAGACCTACGCGCTCAATTAGAAATTGAAGTTAACGAGGCACAAAAAGACCTTGCAGAAAAGAAGTATTCTGTAAATCTTGAAAGCATCCAAAACATTAACGCTATCTTAAAGCAAATCGACAAGAACTACGAGTGGAGTATTAAAAATGCTGCCTTTGTAATTAACCTTTACGATGCCCTAGCAGACCAAAAACGTCAATTCCAAATCGATGACAAGGGAGAATCTACAGTTCAACTTAATGGAGTTCAATTAAATCAATTGTACACTATTATCACAAACATTACTGGAACTGGTATTGATGGTGCTAAAATCTTTACAAGATTATTAACAAATGTAGGTGCTCAAATCTCAGCAGCCCTAAATGAAATGGCTGAGGCAAACAAGGTAATTCAAACAAAACATGTTGAATTAGCCGAACTGGATATTGCAATTGACCAGGCAGAAAAACCTGAAGTTGCAGTAGAAGAAATCGCACAATAAATATGAAATTAGCAAGTAAATCTAAAAAACGTTTAGATTTGCTAGAGGCTATCCAAGACGGCATTACAACTCGTGATGTTTTTGAAACAATTGGCTATAAGAATCAAAGTGAGGATAAAATAATTCAATTTATTTATCCTCACCTTCTTACTCAGTTGACAGAGTATGTCATGGAAAAGAAGGGCTTTAGCAGATCTCTTGCCAAGGAAAAGGCAAGAACAATGATTAAATGGGAGGGTAATGTAAACACAACCGTGAAACAAATTCAGTTCATGGGGACTCAAAACCGTCCAGATATGACAATTCAAAATGATGGAGTTACTATTGCCATTGAATTTAAGAAAGGGGACCGAGGTTCATCCTTACGAGAAGGATTTGGGCAATCAATAGTATATTCAACAGCCTATGATTTTGTGATTTATATGTTTATTGATGTGAGTGAGGACGGTCGAATTGTCAATGGCTCTACTGCCGTAAATGAACAAAAATTCTTACAGAA